TCAAAGAGCGTTGGTTCACAAACGATTGGGATTCATTCCGTCGGTTCGTCAAGGACAACGACGCATACGAGCTTTACGAAAAGCGCATTCATCAGGGGGCGCTTAAGGAGTTTATGGAGTCAAACCCTGATCTTAGGCCAGAAGGCCTTAACGTCCACCGCGAGTATGCGGTTGTTGTGAGGAAATCAAAATGAGCTTTGTAGCTAAGACAGGTAGTTGGACAGTGGCGCTAAGTAATGACCAAGAAGAGTATGAAATTGCTTGGATCAGTTACAACACTGATGACGGTGATGTTGAGGTGCAGTTTGCCGATGAGGCTTTAAACTTTAGTTCTCCTGAACAGTTTGAGGCGTTGTTTGCGCAAGTAATGATGGCGGTTAAAGCGGCTTTCGATCAAAACAAAGGACAAGTGCAATGAGTGAAATTACGTTGTTTAAGAATGGTCTTCCCTCCTACCTGAAGACCGTTGAGCTTGACGACGATACCAAGTCGATGCTGGGTGGTCTATCGGGCCACCGGATCTCTACTGCCAACGGCGCATTCAGCATGGTCGTGGACGGCAAGACTATCGCAACCCGCGAAGAGCGGCATATCAATGTTGTCATCGTCCGCATGGCACAGAAAGACTCCCGTACCTTCTATGAAGGCGCATACAAAGAAGGCGAATCCAAGCCGCCCGCCTGCTGGAGTTCTGACAATGTCAGACCGGATTCTGGCGTAACCGCCCCCCAAGCGAAAACCTGCGCCGAGTGCCCCAACAACATCAAGGGTTCTTCTGCGTCGGGTGAGGGTAAGGCTTGCCGTACTAGCCGCAGGCTCGCGGTTGTTTTGGCGGATGATCTTGCCGGTGCGATCTATCAGTTCAACCTCCCCGCTACTTCTGTGTACGGTGAAGGCGAGCAAAACAAATGGCCGCTCAAGCCCTACGTTCAGTATCTTGGTAGCAACGGTGTGCCTATCGGTGCGGCAGTGACCGAGATGAAGTTTGATCTGACGAACAAAGGCCGGATTAATTTCCGTCCGGTGAAGGCCCTGCAAGAAGAAGAGTTCAACATCATCCGCGCCCGTGCTGAAGACCCCGCAGCACTAAACGCCCTTAAGCTGACCGTCTCGCAGACCGACAAGGTTGCACCGAAAGCCCTTGCCAAACCCGCTGCCCCCGTAGTGGAAGAGGTCGAGGACGAAGTCGAAGACGCCGTTGAAGCCGCTCCTGTCGTCAAGAAGGTCAAGGAAGCTGAAAAGCCCGCCGCTGCATCAGACAAAGATGCTAAGCTCAAAGCCCTTCTTGATGAGCTTGATGACGATGAGGACGCGGAATGACGGACAAGATTGGAAGGGGCAGAAACCGCCCTGCCCATACTCAGAAAACCAAGGAGCGGATCTTTGCTATGGAATCAGGGGAGTTCAACGAGATGAGCGTTGAGCTTGCTAAACTCTGCGTCCTTACAAAGATCACCGCTTCTGACGTAGCTAAGATTACGGGCGTTACTCGGGGTGCAGTTTATTGGTGGATGCGGGGCAGGAAGATCAAGGAAGAGCGTCGCCCTCAAGTCAAGAAGTTTATGGACGCAGCTAGAAATGCTTTTGAGCTAGGCGAACTTCCGAAGATCAACCGGATCGAGACCGCCAAGTTTGTCGATAAACTTTGCCAGCCAACACAATAAACTTGTATAGCGTTACGGAAGGGGGAGCTACGGCTCCCTCTATTTTTCGGGGGTATCCGTGCAGCAGTTCTATGAGAAAGTGTTGCCCGACAGGGGGCGATATTGTGTAGCTTCTATAAATAATGGTGTTGTAAAGACTAGTTTTTTAGATAATAAAAATGAGATAGATGAGCTTGTAGAAAGCCTCAATGATGTTGAGGGGAACAATGTTTACTTTACGCCGGGTGTGTATGAAGGCGACCGGCGCAATCAAAAAGAATGCTTACAAGTCCGTGCCCTTTTCTTAGACATCGACTGCAAGGGCAGGGATAAGCGGAACAACTACGACAACAAAAAAGAAGGCTTAGCGCAGACGCTTGGCTTTATTGAAAAGATCGGCTTGCCCGAAGGTCTCATCGTTGATTCAGGGTATGGCTTGCATTTCTATTGGCCTTTCGTTGAAGCAGTTGATGCAAAAGACTGGGTCGGCACTGCCAAACTTTTTAAGAGCGTGTGTTCGGCACACGGGTTAGTTTTCGATCCCGCCGTCCCGGCAGACTCTGCGCGGCTGATGCGCTGCCCTGCGACAAAAAACAAAGAGCGCAAGTCAAAGCTCCTTGCAGATGCCGAGCCGAATCCATTTGAGAAATTAAAAGAAGTCATCAATGCCGCAGCAGAAGTCCTCGGCATAAACACGCAGCAAGCTGCTCCTCTTGAGGGATTTATTCGGGCCGAGCTTGATGAGACAACAAAGAGTTTCCTTGAAGGTAAACGCGGAGACTTTGAAACGTCCTTCAAAAAGATTCTTAAATTAGGGTCAGATGGATGTTCGCAGATCAACGAAGCATTCTTAAACCAAGACAAGACTGAAGAGCCGCTATGGAGGGCTGTTCTTTCTGTTGCCCATGCCTGCACCGATGGGGAAAAGGCGATTCACTGGGTTTCGTCCAAGCATCCCGATTACTCCCCCGAGGCTACCCAACGTAAAGCCGACGGCACTTCGGGGCCATATGGATGCAAAGCCTTTGAATCCGTCAATCCGGGTGGCTGCGATGGGTGCGTCAACAGGGGCAAGGTCGATAACCCGATCAAACTGCACAAGGAACTGAAGCCGCCCGAGCCGCAAGGCACAAGGCAGCGTGACCCATTTCCGCCCGATATGTTCCCGTTCTTCCGTGCCCCTAACGCAGGGATATACAAGAAGGTGATGGGTAAGAAGGGTAAAAAAGATGAGCCAGATGAGCCAGACGAAGATGTGCTTATTTTCCCGTTTGACCTTGAAGTCACTAGGCGGTATCTGGCCCGAGACTTGGGAGAAGTTATCGACATCGAGGTTTACCTGCCCAACGATGCGTCAAGAAGTATGCAGCTTCAGCTTAGCCGGTTAACTTCAAAGGATCTCTTTCAAAAGGATCTCGGCACTTTAGGTGTCACCGCTACCATATCTAACTGGATGAATCTTATGGAATACACACGCAAATGGGCCGAGTACCTTCAAAAGACTACGTCCGCAAAACTTCTTCGCTCCCAGCTTGGTTGGTCCTCTGATCTTTCTTCGTTTGCGCACGGCGGGATCGAATACTTCAAAGACGGTACGTCTTCACCCCTGCCTGTTACGAGCATAACAAGGGAAGTCTCTCGGCTTCAAACCGCAGGTGGTACTTACGAAGGATGGCAGCAGGCTTTCCAGCACTTCAATGAACCGGGGTTTGAGCTTCATGCTTTTATTGCACTAGCAGGATTCGGTTCAGTGCTTTGTAAAATCCATCCCGGCTACGGCGCAGTTATTAATGCCTACAACAGCGGTTCTGGTACGGGCAAGACAATCGCTATGTATGGCGCACTGTCTCTCTGGGGTGCGCCGAAGTCGTTGTTTATCAAAAATAGTACGGCTAATGGGCGTATACAAAGGGTCGCTGTGCAAAACAGTATCCCGTTCGGCATGGATGAGACGACGAACATCCCTGACCATGAGATGAGTGAGCTTATTTACACCCTCCAGATCGGTACATCTAAGGTCCGTATGTCGTCAAATGCAAACACTGAGCGGACTAACTTTGACCCGTTCGCTTGCATAACGATTATGACCGCCAACTCTAACGTGTATGTAAAGCTAAATGATCACCGCAAGGGCGCGCAAGGCGAGATGGCTCGCGTCCTTCAGTTTGAGATTAACGCCCCGAATGGCGTAAAGATGCCGCTTATTCATCCCGTCCTCAATCAGCTTAACCATAACTTTGGATGGGCTGGCCCCAAGTTTATTGAGTTTGTTGTCAAAGAACAGGCCGAAATTAAAGATCGTTTAAACGCTAGGATGTCAAGATTTGAGAAAGACTTTGGCTCTGATTCTAAGCATCGTTTTTATGGCAGCTTGTCAACTAATATTTTTGCTGCCGCTGATCTTGCCAATGAACTTAAGATTATAAAGTTCGATATCCCGCGTATCTATGACCACACATTAGAGGCAATTGCAGGTGCATCGAAGGTCACAGATTCGGTGGTCAAGAAGTCTTACGACATTCTCCAAGACTTTATAAATGAGAACTACAACGGGATGCTGTCGGTTAATTCTGATGCTGACGCACGTTCGGGTACTGACTTTATTCCCGGCAGAACCCCGATGGGTAACAAGGGTCTAATCATTCGACACGAGCATGACAAGAACAGGGTCTACATCCTCAAGTCCGCGATGGACGCATATCTTGATGCGAACAATCACACCCTAAAAGAGTTTGAAGAAAACCTCGGTAAGGCAGAAATCTTTAAAGGCTATAAGCGTATGCAGCTAGCAAAGGGGTGGCGCAATGGTCCGCAGCTTCTTGCCAATGCTTACATCTTCAACTTCAAGATAGAGGAAGACGCTCTTAAGGGTAATGACCTTGACGAAGAGCCGTGATGAAAGACCCCGAATACTACTTCCCGTTCCTTGCTATGAAGCACGGTGATTCGTTTGTCATCCCGACAAACCATCCGGATATTATGCGGAGCGTTATAATTAAGGAAGCCAAAAAGGTTGGCGTAAAAGTAAAAACTTCTTGCCGTGTAGAAGACGGCATTCTTTGTATCAGATGTTGGAAGGTGGGGATCGATGAACGACCGGATGCTTGAGCGCGTAGAAGAAAATATGCGTGAGCTTGTGGAACATACTGCCAAAAATATTGCGCAGTTCCCTAAACTTGAACGATGCGGAAGCTGCCACTACTGCGGCGAAGACGTAAGAGGAAACCGCCTATTCTGCGGTTCTGAATGCGCAGCCGACTATGAATACGAGCAAAAGATTCTAAAAGCTCAGGGCCGGTAATTACTCTTCCAGCATCTCGCGGGTTCGGTCCACCATCCGCTTCATAAGGGCGTTCTGACGTTCACGGTTTTCCTTAATAGCTTCTTCCCGTGCTTTAGGTTCGTCCTTATACCGTTCTTTGATCTTGTTAGCTTGTGCTTGCAGGTCACGCAGCGCACTGTTCTGCTGCCTTTCAAAATACTCAACTGCCCGCACTCGACCGGGATGCTCATCCCTGTACTCAGCGTACTTTTCGGGGTCTAGATCCTTGTAGGTACGAAGAGTCTTTCTGTAGCCTTCGATGTCCTTTCTTACTTCGCTGTACTGACGCTGATCGTAGTTTGAAGTTGACCCAACAAAAGGTGCAAAGAGCAACGTCGCTTTAACGATGTTGATATCTTTCTGTTCGTTTTCATTAAAGATACCTGTAGCCCGCAGGTTACTGTCAAGCTGATTGATCGTACGATACATTCCACCAAGATAGCTGTTGGCAATAAAGTGCAAGCCGTTGGGACTCAACCCTTCCATAATCGGTGCAGGCAAAGTATCTTCAAACATATTAAACAACGTCTTGCTTATGTCTTTGACGCTTTCGGGAATGTTTTCCCCACCCATGTAAGCGCTAACGTATTTGCTCTGTCCTTTATGAAACACCGGGCGACCAAGTGAATCAACGTCCGCGATCATTTGCACCAAAGGCTTGAACGGGGTTGGGGTGATCGAGTCAATAATAAAAGCTGCGGGATGCTCCAAAGGACTTATTTGGGAAATAGGCAGTCCAGCCGTTTCTGCGGCGAGGGTCTTTATATTGCCAGCGAAATCTTTGAGCGTACTCTTGCCAGCCAAAAACATAGCCAGTTGCGCCGAAGCTGCTGCAAAAGAACCGAAACCAAAGCCCCAAGGAATTTGCACGGGACTCTCAAAGCCCGGAAGAAACAAACGCCAGCTTCTTGTCCAACGCGCCGGGTCATCATGCTCTGCACGATTTCGACCTTCATCGTCATCTCCACCGACTGCCATAGAGAGCGCATACATGGCAGCACCAAACGCAATCGACGCAAGGATGGTTTCTTTGGAGTGTTTACCGTTTTTAACCGCTTCATACAGACGAACGGCACCGGTAGCAGACGGGCGGGAGAACATAAACCACGCCCCCATCCATTTACCCCACTGACCAATCTGTTCAAAGTTAGCCAGATTCTTAGAGTAAGCCGCAGCCTTACGGGCATCACCTTGAAACTCGGGGAGGCTTTTAGCAGTGCGGAAAGCTGATACCCGAACGGCAAGCTCAAGACCCTCAGTAATTGGATCAAAGATTCCTTTTGCTTGTTCGTAGGTACGAATGACTCTGTTGGGGCCAAGCGACTTGTAAATTTCTTCCATCTGGGTTTCATTACGAAGCCCCGACAGATGCGAAACCTTACCGCCAATGTTTATGTACTCAAGAGCATCACGGTACCAATTATCTTTCTGAGCAAGTTCGCCAAGCTTTTCCAACTCACCCTTGGCATATAACCGCATAAATTGCATCGACTTAACGGTACCGTGGTTGTCGCCAAAGTCTTTTATAACCGTAGCCCAGTATTGCGCACCAGCCTTGAGACCGTGTTCCGAAGCGATGATAAAAGAGTTAGTAAGCGGATCGACAAACAAGTTCTTAATCCAGAACATCGGGTTAAGCCGGGTGTTCGTCTGCGCTATCTCTGAAGTAAGTGTCGCAAGCGGTTTGACCGCCGAGAAAAGTTCGTGGGTTCTGCCTTGGATCGCGGACACCAAGTTAGGATCTTCAATTTTTACTTCGTAAACATCACCTTCTGGATCGCGGTAGAGAACAACATCCTCACCCCGGTTTGCATTCTTACCAAGGACATAATTATCCAAAGTAGTGACGGGGGCCTTAGAGATTTTTCCCTTAATGTAACCCTGCTCCACGTAGTTTCGCAGGATTTGAGCAACACGATTACCCGGTGCGCGGCCCGCAGCTTTTTTAGCTTCTGAGATAGATCGCGTTATTACATTGTCAGAAATACTACCGCGACCGCCAAAAGCACTCTCGCTTTGCCCAAGACCCGCACCTCCGGTTTCACCGTAGTATTCAAAGTCAAGGTCTTCTTTTTTCTTACCGCGCAGGGGTACATAGTTCTCCCACCCACGGGCTTTCATAAGACGTTCGGCACCTTTGGACGTATAGTCCCCTGCCTTGTTCATCTTCTGAATGGCTTTGTCGATATCCTTTTGCGTTGCTACGGCTTCTTCTACTGCTGCCTTTACTTTAGGATCGGAGAACTTAGCCTCCATCTCAGCAATGATTTTGTCCCGCTCTTGCGGGGTCATCTTTACTTCTTCGCCGTTGGCATCTTCATATGCAGCGATGTCGTAGGTAGTTGAATTAAAGTCCAAGCCTTGAGCATTTGGATCGCTATTAACAAGGTTGATGATCTCTTGGTAAAGATCCTTTGCCCGGTCTTGGCTGTTTTCCACTACGTCGTAGATACGCTGCTGTTCAGCAGTCTTGATCTCAGCTTTGAAGTCTTTCTTGATCTTGATGAGTTCTTTGTCGTTAGCAACAATGGCCGACTTCAAAAATTCACGGCTGATTTCATTTTCACCGGTAAGGGTTGCGCCCTTTTCATAGTAAGCAGAAACCCGTCGCTCAAGCTCATGCTTGGCGATCATATAGTTACTTAGCTGACGCAGGGCTTC